TTCTACTTTCGCCCTAATCTTATCATTAAGATTATTCAATTCTTTACCCTTAGCCTGTATTACTCCGCTTAACACTACAGAATCATTTCTGAGGCGTTCTTTCATTAATAAGGCATCATTATTGATCTTAGACTTATCTCTTAAACTAGACAGTGATAGCATATATTTGAACATTACCGTCGCCATCTGATGCATGGTCTGAAACCTCAATTATCGCATCAGCAATAGGAATAGGAATACCCCCTAAAATTATACCTACTAGAAAAGCAGGTGTTGCGCTAACAACTACATCTGCTGCAGCTGCGGCCGCATGTTTATATTGGTTACCACTTAAATCTATTTTAGTCATAGATAAATTATACCACCTATACACAACAATAAAAAAGAGCCAGCTTTTATACTGGCCCTTCTCGTAACTTCTCGTTGTTATATTAGACTGCTGCAGTACCTAATATAATTCCACAAACATCAACACCTGCACTATCAGCAACATAACTTTCCATCGGACATAAATCCCCGATATCATAGTTAGCTGCAGTAGTGGCTAGTCCACCAACAATCATGTTTTTTGCAAACATTCCTGTGGCAGAACTATCTAACTCAACTGCTAGATCACCTGCCGTAGCACTCACATTGACAATGTAGTTATCAGTAATCAACGCTCTTAGTATCTCATCACAAGTACCTGGAGTTGTATTATCTAATGCGTGTTCACTAAAATGTCCATGTACCCAGTTTCCTACAATCTCCAAATCATCACAACCATCAACTACTATTCCTGATGTACTTCCTGCAGCACCTAATGACATAAATTTGTTATTAAGTATTTTCACAAACTGTGCATCTGTAGCTGTTATATGGCTAGTAAATTGACTTGTTGCATGTACTATAGTTTCGCAATTATCAACTACACAACCATCGGCTGTAATATTGATAGCGTCTGTAATTGTAGCAACACCCAATGCAAATTGGATATTAGACAATCTACATCCTGCCGCAGTCATCAATACTGCTGCTGTTGCATTACTGGAAGTGACCAATGGTCTTTTAGACCCAACACCCAATCCAATAACTTGAACACCTGCTACATCCATAGCAATACTTGCTGTAGGAGTTTCAGAGTGTCCTGGCAATACGAAAATAACATCACCATGATCTGCTGTACATTTATTAATGGCTGCATCGATTGTTGCCAAAGCATCATCATTTGCAATTCCACCATTAGCATCATCATCACCATTCACTGAATCTACAAAGTATATATCTCCAAAAGTTAGAAATCCTGCGCCTTGTAAATCTCCTAAGCTTAGTTTTGCCCCGTATTTTAATGCGGGTATAAAATTTGATAAGTTTTTCATTTTTAATCACCACCTTCTAAAAATAACTAAATAAAAAACCCCTCCGTAGAGGGGCTTTCTCTCTACGTATCCTGAATATACACCTTTCGGCTTCTCGTCAATACGTTATCCAATTTTAAACTACTTAATCAATATTGAAGTAGTAAGGGTTAAATTCACCTGCTGTACCTGTTTGCATAGCTTGGCAAATTCCAACCTCGGCATCCATATCAGATTTAACTCCGATTGCACCGTCCACTTGATCTGAGATTGCACCGATATATCCGACTGTTACGCCAGTTGTATCAGTTAAACAAGCTGCAACTCCACGAGTCTTTAACCACCCGAAATTTGCAACTGAAACATCCCAGTCCACAATAGAAACTCCTGCTGCTCGTTCAGCAATTAGCTGTGAAACTGCAGGGTTATTCCAAACATTTCTCACTAAAGTTACTTCAGAAGAAGTAGTTGCTACTGTCAATAGGCCTCTGTCAAGCTTTATCTCTGTAGCAAGTGAACCAGCATTAGCCTCGTGTGAGTCAATACCGTAAATTTCACCTTCTGGGGAAACATCACTAAAAGCCAACCATCCCTCATCGTACTCATTAGCATCAACTGCTGTTGCGCCCATAGTTGGGATTACCAACTTGGCACCAACTGCTGCTGCTGCACTAAGAGCCACGTCTTGGTGATTTGCTTCTCTGCCTCTACTTACCGCTAATTCACCAGCTACTAAATCAGTTCCTGTGGAATTGATTTTCGTATATCTGTATAAATCACCGTTACTGCCTATACCCAAAGCACCCAATTGGTGCATTTGAACATCGGTTTGTGCGTAAGGATTTAGATCATATATGGCTGGAGCGCCTGAAAATTTACTCATTATATATTCCTTTCAACAACCTTATACGATTGTTACTCCTGTTAATCTTCCATGCCTTCTAGGTTGGAAAGTAGTCAGATTACCAAATAAATAAACGTGACCTACATCACCGTATTGGTTAACAGGCCTCATCATTCCTGAGAATTGTAACCCAGTGAAATCAGTTGGTGCTTCAGAATATGTACCCTCATGAGTAGACCCAAGCGATACTTGTGTCATGTCAGGGTCTTTAATTCCATACCAATCCATGTAGTTTTCGTTCAACATCCAAACTGTTTGTGATGTTGACTTTTCGTCTGCAACCCAAGCGACACCTCTGTAAATAACAGAAGAAAACCCTTGTCCACCTTGTAGTGTTCCAGCGGCTATCGCCCCTCTGGATTTTCTTGTTACAACTGGGTAACCGTTCACATTGTAGTTAGCCTGTACGGTTGGTGTCAAAAGTGATTCGTATAAATTCCAGACTGTCTCATCTGAAATTATTATAGTTGGTTTTTGCTTAGAAGCAGAACCACCACTAATGGCAACGTGTAACGCACCTAACTTTGTAAGGTTCATCAAACCACCTGAAGCGGTACGAGTACCAGCTAAGGTTGGATATGTTGTCCTTGACAGATTACCTACTGTAGATGCGGAAGTTCCGTCATCAGCAAGGCTATCTAATCCTTCAAAATCTTTGCCACCATTACCAGTACCGTCACCATAGAAGATATCTCCGATATCGTCTAGTGCGTCAGTCCCAGATGATTCCATTTCCGTTTTTACCAAGTCGATAATTTGTGCGTCTGTTGCGTTTACAAGTTTATCAAGTCCTGGTACGGCTACAGGCATTTCGTATGCCTTTAAGTAGTAAGACATTGTCTTACGAGACTCTACCGTTGCGGTACTATGGGTATCAAGCCCACTAAATGAACCACCAAGCGTGGATTTAACCAACTTGATAGGCCTTTTAAGTGTTTCGCCTGACCACTTTTTACCGTTGGAAATGAATCTGAAGGTAGCAAAATTGTCCGAGAGTATATTGTCAAAGACTTTAGGCAAGATAGTATCTTGAGTTATACCTTTAACTCTTTCAGAGAATTGCATTGATTTTTTCCTTCTAAATAAAGAAAACCCTCAAATGGATCTATAGCAATCTCTGTATTTTATAGTTTTAATTATTTATAAATAATTACTGACAATATTATATTCGTGTGTGGTTTTTATGTCAAGCGATAGGCTTAATATTCTTCTTTGATAACTCTAGTATTTTGTTACCTAATATTTTTAAACATTTAGAAAAATTACCCTTCTCTTCATATTCGCCGTATGCTTCTGCGACCAGTGAATCAACAACAGCCCAGTTCTCATCGTATGAAGGCTCATACTTAGCCCTATTCTTTAGCGCCTTGTTCTTCTTCAGTTCCTCTGGTGTTAATTGTTTCATTTTAAAGAAGCCCTGGCCTTCATGGCCAATTCTTTTTTATCTTTAATACCCTTAACTACTTTCTTTTTTACCTGATATTCTATTGTTTTGGTCATCATCTCTCGACCTTTAGAATTTATCATATATTTAATGCTCCTCTTACTCTACTAATTATACCCTGTTTTTCTGGGGTCTGCATTTCTGGTTCAGCCACTTCTTCGGATAGCTCGCCGCCTTGTTCTATCTGTTCTTGTTCTTCTGGCTGTTCTCCCATATCCTGTTTGGCTTTATCGGTTATTATTTCCAAGAACTTAATTACATTTTCTTTGACTGCTGGATCTTGTATCTGTTGGAATCCTGGACTTTTAACAAACTCCTCAAAGGTAGCAACATATTCTTTACTGATGTTATCTGTTACCTCTGGCATTTGTCCCTGCAATAATATTTGAATATCACCCATTGCAGCGTTATCTGCTCCAGTTTCATCGTCTCCAATCATTTGTAAGTATTTATCCATAAAAAATCTGTAATAAGTCAAACGTTGCGCAAACTCTTTTGGATTCTTTTTATCTAACCCTTCTGCAATAGATAGTGGATCAAGTATCCCTATAGCTTGGATGGTTTCATTATGTAATGTAATCTTATCCTTAGGCATTGCACTACCTGCTTTAACTCTGACTTTTACACCATCCTCAATTTTATTACTGCCAAAGTTTATAAACTGTGTCCTACCATCAGATTGTGTAAACCTAACATTCTCTGGCTCATCCCAATACACCTTCATCATATGCGTTAACGCTTTAAATAATTTATCCATTCCGTCTTCGATAGCATCAGTAATAGGCTGTAAACGCCCTATATTAGAACGCTGACTCAAGACTTCCTGTCCTAGTGTTTGGATACCAGATGATTCACCCTTGATAGGAGCATTCGAGCCAAAAATATTATCAATCTCTGCTCTAGCATCTAGCTTATCACCAACGACATATTGAGGTAATGGATTATATGGCAACCTAGTTACGGCAGTTAGAACACTACCCTGTACTCCTAACTTTTCCGACGGGTCACCAACTACCTTGGCCATATCTTCTTGTGAAATCTGGTCTGTGTTATAGACAACACCTGCTGTTGCTTGATCTGCATTCTCTACAATCTGCCTACCACGTTTATTTAGAATGTCTTGTAATGGTATAGCGTTATCAATTAAAGAAGTTTCATCGTATAAGTATTTATCTATATCCAAATGCGTAAAAACTATATAAGGTTTCTCTGGTATATCTAAGAAGTTAAGGCTTTTGATATTTCCATTCTCGTCTGTTTCAGTCTCATCATAGTTCCAATTAGGATTTTTTATTTTATCTAATATTATCTTCCCAAGTTTCCAAAATACACCCTCTTGCCCATTACCTGATTTATCGTAGTAGGTTATCCATATTTCGAGGTATCCTACAACTGTTTGTAATTGTTTTTTGGTCCCACGTATAATTCCTTGATCTTTGTATACCTCGTCTTTTTTATCTGGGAATCGTGCTACCAAAGCTTCAATAGTATCAGTGCAATATTCTGCTATGAACAATGGGTTCTCACCTGCACCTGTGTCTTCTGCGATTACAATCTTCTCTGGCCTGACAGTTACTACTTCTATTGCACCTTTACGGCCGCCATCAGCCATTAGTTTACCTTTGTTAGGGTTGAATTTATACTTCAAAATTCCTGCACGTTTACCCATTAAAAGATGCCTTACTACTTTGGTTACTTTAGATTTTAAGTATAAATCCTCATATAAAGCCATTAAAACGTTGGTTAGGTCTAACGCTAATTGACGTGAAGCATCAGTATCATTGGCTTCAGTAACAACAGGTTCTGCTGGATTAGCTATTACCAAGGGTACTAATGATTCAACATCAATTAATATTCTATTATTTTTATATGGTGTCTGGTGATCGTATAGTTCATCTTCAGAATAACTATTATTAAGGTAGTATTCTTCTGCTTTTTTTCTGTTGGCAGTTAGGTTAAGTTCATTATCCCACCACTTCTTTGAGTCGTCAACTCGGTTGCCTATTATCGCAACTAATTCTGAATCTTCTAAATCTATTGAAAGGGTATCTTCTGTGCTAACAATTTCGCCCTCTAGTTGTTCGCTGTTTAAATTTTCGTTTTTCACCCCTTAATTATACTATTCGATGGACAAGTCCACAACGGCTACAGTATATATCCACTGGCCTAGCCACTTCTCGCATCTCGCCTAGTATAACGATTCTTACTTCCGAGTAATGGTTAAAAACTATTCGTCCGCAATCAAAACAATGGAAGTTCTTTTTAATTTCGGGGGTTGAGTTTCCTAATATTACGGTTACCATCGATTTGCTGTCTGACCGCTCTATTATTTTGCCTGATTCTGTGGGTGTTACTTTGTTTTCCAATTTCGTTTACCTTTCGCCCTGTTAACTAATCCTTCTAAATTAATAGCAGGTACGGTACCATCCGGACTAACTTGTATACTTTCTTGTATCTTACTCTTTTTAGGGGTGGTTCTCAACACTCCACTTGATACATAGGTTTTCTCTAACGCAATTCGCCAGTATATCGTGGCAAAAGCATAGTGATCTCTCCGTCCCTCAATTGTACGCCACATCGCTTTGGCAATACCTTGATTGTTTTTATCTATCACACGATACAGTTGCGTCCAATCATATAGATATTGTTCTAAACCAGTTAACGTAATATTAAACAATATTTCTTTCTGATTGAACTCTTGAACAATCATATCTATGATCTTTGTTCTATCGCTATATACAACATTGTATTTATCGCCTTTCCCCCATTCAATCACCATAGCATCAGCCGTATTTTGTTTAAAGTAATGTATGAATACTTTACCTCGATATCTCTCGCTCAACCTAATTGGGGTAGCAGGATAAGGTAAGGAATCAATCACACAAATAGCGTTATATCTTTTAATATCATCTTCTATATCTTGCCAGTTATCCGTTTCGTACGTCTTAAATATTCCATTGACATTGCCAATAACAACGGTCTTAGTTATGCCGTTATCAACACCAATCGCTACATTAGACATATCATTGTGATCTGGATTGATACAATCTGTTATGGTCTTTCTACTTATATTTTGATCTTTAGACAAATAAGGCAACCCCAACGTGAAGTTATAAAATACGCTCTGGTCACCCTCTGAATCCTCAATAATCTTAGACGCTGGTATCCAAGGCACCATCATCTGACTTATCCAGTAACCACTAATATCTTTACCTTCATGTTTGACGACCCAATGTCCATTACGCCTAGCATCATCTGGCAATTCTTTATGACATTTAGCGCATATATATTTTTTAGTTTCAAAATTTATATTTTCTGGAAACTTCAGATACCAATCATAGCCACAATGAGGACATTTAACGAACCAGTGCTTTTTGTCTGACTTCTCCCATGCTTCATCTACTCCATAACCTGGTATAGAAGGATTGCTAAATTGCCAAATAAAGCCTAAATCAGGGCGTTCACGCAGTGCGTCATCTAATCTACTACGGTACGTCCTGACGACTTGTTGGTTCGATCTATCCAATTCATCATTTATCAAAACATGGGCTGATATAGATATAGCTGCCGTTTGTTCCCATGATCCTCTAAAATATATAAATCTATCGCCAACACTTTTTAATGCAATAGAGTTTGTTTTACCAATCACATCTATATATGCTTGGTTATTATTAATTATAGGGTCAACTTTTGGAGTAACAAAATCTTTAACAATCGATGAAGAAGGCATTGTATATATTACATTCGCCCCCATCTTAGCTGCTAACCATATCGCCTTATTAATCGCCAATACACTCCATCCTATCTGCGAACATTTTATAATTGCTTGTCTAGGTGACATATCAGCATAAGGTTCAATCAGAAACTTGTGGTCATGAAATTCTAGGGGTGAACCGTTCTCTGTTTTAATCTCATTATTTGCCACATATGCTAATGGAGATGAGTCTTCCATCTCTACAGGGAATTTAAGATTTTTTATCAGTGTCGCCATATACTTTTAAGAAAATATCTTTGATCCCTTGGTTGACTGCTTCCTTCTGTTCTGGCGATAAGTCGGTTTTAACCTCTATAGCTTTACCCTCTACTCCAGATAATTCCGTTCTACTAATAGCCTTACCCTCAATTCTATCTGTTATCTCTTTAAGATACCCCAAATCTTCCCTAGCTTTCTCAACTGCTTCAAAAGCAATCTCTTGCGCTATTGTTCTTGCATTTACAGAATGGTCTGACTTCCAACTGGAAAACTTGTCAGCAGATAATCGGATAAGCATATTATATTGATAACTAATACTATCCTCCTTTCTCCATCTGCCGTTGCCTATATTTTGTGGATTAACATTAAACCCCGCAACTGGTTTATTGCCTTTAGTAAATCTACCTGATGCATCTCTTGCCGATTGGTTCACATGGGTTTGATTTTCGGGCGTTAGAACCTCTTGGGCTTCAGTATTCATATATTAATTATAACATTCACTACAACTTTTTCAATTGATCCTTGCTGTAAAAGTCGTGTATCTTATCTGGATATGCTTTAGCGAAATCTAACGATGCTTTGCCTTTTTTTCCGAATGGTTGAAGTATATCTTTTGCGTGGTTGTCTCTGTCTGTTGTTATTCTACTATGCTTGGATATTGAATAAAATTCTGGCTTGCTTTCTAGGTGCGTTTGTTCGTCTTCTTGTTGACATGTGTCGCATGGTAGCACGCCGTAAATCTTGTCTATTATCGCTTTACATTTGTTACATCTTGGACATTTTATATTATTCATTTGTAGGTATTCTGTTTTCAACTTTCATCATGTTGTCATTATGTAACTCTTCTGCTCGTCTAACATCTTTAGGTGATGGACTTTTCACTATACCACTTTTAGCAATGTGGGCTTCTTCTCGTTTTGGTTCAATTTGTTTTCCTTCAATGAACTTTCCGATTTCCAAGCCTTCTAATGTAAAGTAGGTTCTGTTATTCCCATCTTCAACTAATATGACGCTAACAACTCTTGCTTTATCTGCCACCTAGTACTCCCTGTTTAGGGTCGATGTCCTCGTAATCAATAATTGTATCTGTAGTTAGAATACTAGTTGCTACACTCACACCATTTTCTAAACACAATCTAATTACTTTGGTTGGATCTATAATCCCTGACTTATACATATGAGTTAACTTACCAGTTATACATTCATAGCCATAATCGGTATCTTTGTGTTCTTTTATTTTCTTTAAATATTCTTTGATTATTTTATCTGGTTCTCCTGAGTTTTCCATGACTTTGCGTATTGGTTGTTCTAGTACTTCTCGCATCAATCTAGCACCATCACTATCGCCTTTTATTGCATTGGCCAATCTCAAGAATGTAACTCCACTACCCGATACAATCCCTTCCTTTAATGCAGACTGTGCAGCTCCTACTGCATCTTTAACACGCTCTACCTTTTCCCTGCCTTCTATCTCTGTCTTAGCCCCAACTCGGATAACACTTACACCAGATGATAATTTAGCTATACGTTCATCAAGGTTTTCTTTTTCTGGGATACTCTCGGCGCTTTCTCTTTGACTCTTTAATCTTTTAATTTGTGCCTTTACAGAATCAACATCACCACGACCACTTACAATCATTGCATTATTTCTACCTGCCACGATCTTTTCTGCGTGACCTAGATAAGAATTATCAAACTGTTCATTGAACTGTTCAATATTCAGACCTAGTTCTTTTCTAATAACTTTACCTCCTGTTAAGATTGCAATATCTTCCAATAATCCATAAGACAACATTCCATATCCTGGTGTTTTTATAACACAACAGTTAATAACACCTTTCATTTTATTTGTTACCAACGTCTGTAACGCTTGACCGCCAATATCACCAATAATAACAATGTTCTTATTATTAATAGATTCACTCTGTATAATAAATTCAATAACAGGGACTATCTCATTATTTGTTGTAATTGTCGTATCTGTAATGATGACAATCGGGCTACTAATGACTGACTCCATACGGTTAAGATTCGTTACAAAATATGGTGAAGCAAAACCTTTGTCCAAAGACATACCCTCACTATGTTCTACAATAGTGTCGTAACCATTTGACTCTTCAACACTTACTAATCCATCAGTACCAGTACGATACACCGTTTCTCCTACTAATTTACCGATTTTTGCGTCGGCTGCTGATATAGTTGCCACCATCTCCAAATCTTGTTGAGTCTTAGCTTTTTTACTTAATTTTTGTAATTCTTCTAACGCTTCATATAATGCTATATTTATCTCGCTCCTAAGAATCATTGGATTTACACCATCATCTAATAGCTTCATTCCCCTTGCTATAGTTTCGTATGATATTAATGTGGATGTAGTTGTTCCGTCTCCTGCCTCTTCATTAGTTCTTGTAGCTGCTTCTCTAACTAAATCAATCCCAGCCTGCGTAAATCTATCGGAAGATTTTGCCTCTCTTGCTACAGTCACCCCATCATGCACTACAATAGGCGCTCCCCATTGTCTTGCAATTGCAACGTTACGACCCTTTGGGCTTAGTGTTGATACAACGGCTTTGTACATAAGAGATGCTCCTTCGACAAGCTTATCTCTAGCATCAGAATTAAACTTCATATATTCTCGTGGTGTTTCTTTCATATTATATTTTATAACTTTTTAACTTTTGGTAAAAACTGTCCGTTTCTATTTCTTTGTATCTCTGACAGTTTATATCCCGCATATTCTAAATATCTGTAAACCGACCTAACACTTCTGAACCAATGTATTTCTGCAGTCTTTTCAAAATCTTCACCTGTCGCAATGAATGTTTTAACAACTAGATTTGCTTTTTTCTTGTAATAGTCTTCTCTATCTTTTGGCTTCCACATAACCCTATTATAACCTCTATTGCCATAATATCAAATGGCTATTAAATGACTAATCTCGAGGGATTAGCTGACTTAACGCTGTTATAGAAATCTGTACTTATTATTTTTATTCGTGTGACAGTTTCTTTTTTTGCGATTAAGCAAGCCTACCCCCAAATTTAACCATCTAAAGTATTGCGCATAGAACTAAATAAATTATTAACAATGTAAACACTAATAATATACAACCTGCATTAGCTTCCATCGATTTTTGTATGTTGTCGTATTCATTACTTTGATTTATCATAATTATTAAAACTTAATAGACTCCTTACTTAGTTCTTCATCTCCTAACCACTCATTACAAGCATTCCTAATAGCTTCTATCTCTTCTTCTAGTATTGCATACGCTACATGACCTGCTTCGTCTTCATCCCTGGCATATTCAAAAAGGGCATCTAGGTGTTTTACTGTTGTTCTGTTATCGCCCTCACGATCAACAAACAACCATAGTCCCTTACTGTCTTTAGCTTGTTGTATTCTTGCTGTTATTTTCATTGTTTTAAAACTAAACTAATTAAGTACAACAATAACCACCCAAATCCCACTGCTCCAAAAGCAAATAGTATAGCTTCAATAGCTATGTCTCCCTCGTCTTTGTGTTTGTCCATGTCTGGTAATAATGTGTCAGGTACATGTATGTCTTTTTTCATTTTATTAACTCTCAATACTTAACTCACTATACTCTTCTACAGTCAAATGATGTTTCCATGCCATACATTCATCAGCTTTTTTGCCTACTGCAAACGCTGGGTCTATGCCTGACATATACACCCTAGCAGTGCTTGGGCATGTATATTTAAGAAAGTATGCCTTGTCTTCAAACAGATCCTTGTTATCAACTATCCATAGCTCGTTGCCACGCTCCGATGAGTCAATTAGCTCTGCCTCTGCTTGAATCAATAAATGCTCTGGTTCTATATATTTAAGCGCAATCATCCGCTGTTCTATGTTTTTTATTGCCATTACCTCGTCAAACTTTATCCTTTTGCTGATTATATCCTTATACAAGTCCTCGTCTAACGCAACCCCATTAATGTAATATTGCCCATAACCATCAGCCCACTCTACCGCATATTGTCCTTCATCATTATGTAAGTTGTTGTTATTGTCTCTGCTTATCTTAGTCGGTTTACGTGACACAACACAACAATCCTCAAACTGCACGCAATCATAAATACCTGAATCTAGCAACATTACAAAATTGTCAAATTCTGCGTGTTTCACTATCCCAATCTTTGAAAAGAAGTCATAGAAAGAAACCCAACCATAGTTAGCTACATTACTACGCCAAGAAAACGGATACATTTCTATTTTCTGGTTCCTTACGTGGTCCCTTACTTGGCCCTCTACTTGTCTCCCTACTTGGTCCCTTATTTGTTCCCCTACTTGTTCCCTTATTTGTTCCCATACTTGTTCCCATACTTGGTCCCCTACTTGGCCCCTTACTTGGTTCCCTGCTTGGTGCATTACTTGGTTCCTTACTTGGCCCACTACTTGTTCCCTTACTTGTTCCCATACTTGGCCCCCTACTTGGTTCCCTGCTTGGTGCAATATATTACAACAATATTGCACACCTAATGGGGAATCAAGCACTATGACTTTTGGATTATTAAATCCAGTCAATCCATATAACCAATCAATACCCTTTTTAAGTTTGTCCTCATCTATGTTGTTATCGCACCCAAACAGCTTACTAAGCCACTCATCTCTAACTTTATACATTAGTTTCTCTTGTGTGGGCGTTAGCTTCTCAACCATTAGTCAACGACCTTCCTTGCTTCTCTGACGAAGTAATCATATTCACGTTCTATCAGCACTTCGTAGGTGCCTTTCTCTATGGTTATGGTTTTGTGTTCTTGGTGTGATAGCTCAACAGGTTTAAATGCTTCAAAGAACCTATTCCCCTGTGTATCCTGAATCACACTAACACCGCCAACTAACTTGTGATGGTGCCCCGTTACTTCGCCATAGGCTAAGATATTATCTTTTATCTTCTTGCCACCTGGTATTTTTTTTATTGGACGAATTAATAAATCGCCGTGTCTGTATATCATTTTCTATCTCCTAATTAAATTACTAACTAACCAATTTGTCTTCCTCAACTCCCTAACAGATATTATCGTGCATACCTCGTAATTCATAGGCTCTAATATTGTCCTTATGCCTTGTTGTATTGTTCTTATTGCTGTCATTTTAATTCTTCCTTTAATTTCTTAGCTTGCTCTATTAATGCATCTATCTGTTCCATTGGATTGCCAAGTTTCTCGTCAAATTTCTTTTTGTCTGGCGCTGATTCTTTGGCTTTCCTCTCATCTACAACACGTCTCTTTTCTGCCAATCCCTTATCTGCAATCCTTTGTTTTTCTGCTTCTTGTTCCGCCTTAACCTGTGCCTCATATACAATTTTAGAAGATTTTAGAAGTTGCATGAATGTATCTGTTAACATATCGCTGGGGTGTAATTTATATGCTTCTATATCCTCGACATATTCAGATAATTCTTCTATCCTCTTTTGCTCTGTTGCGTTGTCCTTTGCTTCTTGTAGTTTTTCTGCAAGTTTTTCTTGCTCTTCTACCTGAACCCTTTGTATCTCCAACCTTAACTCTCTAACTTTTTGCATTACGCTAGTTTGTTCAACATCTGTAACCTTAATATCCCTAGATTTCTCAACCAACTCTCTAGCTTTGTCATAAAATCCTGCATAAGAGTCTAGTAATATTTGCAATGTATTCTCCTGCAATCCACTTTCGTCAACTATTTTCATTAATTCTTTTTCTTCCATAATTTATCTCCTAAATAATTAACAACTCAATTGGAGCCATCCGTATATAAATTTCTGCCTGCCTATAAAATAGACGGCTCCATGATACCCACCTGATAGGAGATGAGCATCATGCAATCGCAGATAGCTGCCGTTCATACATTCCGTAGACCATCGCCCACAACTTACCCTGTAGAATAAGGCGTCATGAACCGCAGTTATCTGTTATCTATAATGTGCTACACCCTGATCCATACCATGCTTGCTTTCCTTGTGTGTCATGTATGATCTTGGCTACTCTTAGGTTTTCTTCGGTTTCGTATAATCTCTCACAATCTCCATTTACTTTTCCGCAATGTACTGAATTAACTTGTGCCAGTCCTCTATCTATAGTCCCATTATTATTAATATGATTAGCATTTGGATTTAATCCACTCTCTGATTTAAAACATGATAAAGCCCACTCAGAATCGTCATCAAAATATTGTTCTATCCATCCCTTTGTCGTTGTTGGTATAAGTTTAGTTATTAATTGTTCACCCGCATTTATGTTGATATTCCTTACGGGATCTAATACAATCCCATTAAGCGGTTTTGTATACATACCTAATGCGAATGTACCCATTAATATTATTGCTACCGCTAATCCTTTATTAATATTTGGTAAAACTTTTTTATTCAATATATCGCTTACTGGTATATTGTAGGTTGTGTTTGTTGTTGTTATTTTCATTTTTTTCCGCTTAACTTATATAACTACATAGACTATACATTATACCATACACAGTGTCAACTAGTAGTTTTAAATCTCCTGTCTACCTTGTTTTTTCGTGCTTCAAGATATTCTTTTATCTCGGTGTCTGTATACATAGGAATAGTCTTGTTTAACGCTTTGATATACTCCATAGCATAAGGTTTTATCATGTCCATACGTCGATGCAAAACGATAGTATTGTGAGAGACCTTCTCTCCTGTTAGTTCTTCTATTCTTTCACCAACTTGTTTTAGATTATATTTTTCCATTTTTTCTCCTAACTAAATTTACTTATTATAATAAGCCGTCTCTTGCTTCTCTTGCTTTAAATAACTAAGTCTACTTTGTAACGTAGATACGACTAAAGCTGTAGAATCATAAAGGATTTTGAGCCTTTCAGCAAAATGCTTTTTTTCTAACTCATCAATAATATTTTTACGAATATTCTGCTCTACTTGTGCTTCAACGTCTGGATTGGTCACCTTATCAATAGTCTTACTCATTTCTGCTTTTTGTGCTTTCCATTCACCAGCACGTGTAAACTTTCTGTTCGTATATGTCATATCATACAATATCCCAGCATCAACTGCCAAGTCTCCTAAACTCGCCCTTAAAACAGACAATTTATTCATTGACCTGCTTATATCATCAGCACTAAAATCAAACCTCTTATGGCTTGCAAGATAATCGACAATCTCTCTTATTTCTTGAGATATTAATCCAATATCATTTTCTTCTATCTTCTTAGCCGATATGTTAAATTGTTCGTCTATTGTCATAGTTTTCCCTCTATCCAATCAAAATAAGTTTCACAAGAGTAAGAAAAAAAAGGCTCATTGCCAAGATGCAACCAACAGACATTATCATAATGACCAGTACGGCTTCCAACATATCGCTCATAATTTCTCCTCTATCTCTTTAACTAACTTAATCCCTTTTTCTATTCCTATCTTTAGCTTCGCTATTTTTTCTTCATCCCTGTTCACCCTGATAACAACAAGTCTTTGGTCTCCTGAATAATTAGGATTATATAAAACATAATCACACCATTTCCTATCAGTAACCAACATTTGCATTTGCATTTGCCATTCGTGTGCAGATTCTATTTTATCCCCAAGGATAGCTTTCAAATGATTAACATCGTTTTTGCATTTGATCTCTATTAACCCCTCATTTTCAATCAACCCATCTGGGCTACATCCCACGTTTTCATCTAGCTCAACGAAAGCTACTTCTTCGACAATGTTACCTGTCGTAATTTCGTACAAACTCCTAGCTTCGTGTTCTAGTTCATTCCCACGTTCCATATCAGCACTTTGGAATGCCTCTCCTTGCCCCTCGGTTAACTTCTCCGCCACTTTCTTGTACGAAAGGGTGTCTAACCCTACTTTGGCCGTTGCAATTGCCTGTGCGTCGCTAGCGGTGAATCGGTTTTGTCTTAACTCGAACCATTCTGGAGACCCTTGGTCAATGTTTTTATGTATTTTCATTGTGAGTCTTTCAACATTTCCTTCTGTGCCTTATAACAAACACCTATTGACTTGTGATATTTCTGCCCCTTTGATACCCCCATCACTTTTACCATCTTAGATAGTTCTTCTATCGTTTTGGTATCTAATATCTTTTTCTTATCAGCATCTGGTAATTCAAACTCTTTTGCCGATCCGACGGAGTCCACAATGTCATTCTCAGTAATCTCATATCCCATAAAATACATATATCTACGCATATAAGTATGCTTGCCTCCTAAGTTTTGTATAGGATCTGCTCCACCTGTACCATCTTTTTTTAATCCAATACGTGGTTCAGCCGTTGGCGACTTGAATTTTACTTTTTCAGTCGGTTCATCACTATTAACAATAGTTAAATAGGCGTATTTATCATCTAAGGTAAAGATGTTTGCAACTTTGTATTTATCGGCCAACTTATTAATTGTAGGTAAAAAATCACTAAGTTCAAAATAATCGAAATGAGAATAAGCGTTATGTCCACTTTTCCTTAACTTCGTGTTCTGTAACTCAACCCTCATTTTTTGTAACTTTTCATATATGTTCATAATTCCCCCTGATAATTAAATGCTGTGTCTGCTTCATATTCATACATAGCGTTTTTGTATAAATCACTATCCGCTTTAATTACATCTTCTGCTGTAAAACCGTTATATGCCATTAAGCTAACAGCTTTGTAATTATCTATTGCTTGCAACTTCAACTCCCTAACTACTAAATTATATAAATAAAATCTATTCATTAATTTAAATATTATCTTATCTAGTTCGCTGTTAGACCTAAGCCCAATTCTCCACTCATTAGTATATCTAGCCCTATACCTGGCTCTCAATTTGTTATTGTATGTCTTTTGGTCGAATAACTGTTGTAATGTCATATAGTATCCTTTGAACTTATTTAACTATACATACATAGTATAATACATAACACATAATGTCAACCTACGATTTTGCCCTTTCTTATAATCATTTTCATGTATGCCTGATTACCATTTATTAATGTTACTGATTTGTTGCGTATCTCATTCCCGCATTTGTCACAAAGATTTAAATGATATAAAACCTCATAATCCATAGTTCTTTCTTTTAATTCATAAGTAACTAAATGATGGATTTCGGTTTTTCCATGTCGTTCGCCAACACGACCAAACCTATTCATCTTTTCCCTACTGGGAAATTTTGAGATAATCATTTGTAATACTTGGTCATTCATCTTTTAAGCCTTTCATTTGTTTTCTTAGCTGGGCTATCTTAATTAAATTACGCTTAGCTTGTTCATCTGTTAGTGGCTCCAATGCTTTTTGGTATTGTTCGGTAGTCGTAATATCTTCGTACATTTCGGGAACGGCTTTTTTCAGTCCATTAACCATGTATATCCCACCACGTAACTCGATGTAGATAGCCCCTTGTTGCAAAGCTGCTTGTACACCCATGTATTCCCACTGGGTAATCGTCATAGGCTTATCACCGATCATCTCAAATATATATTTATTATTATCTGTTTTTTCAATGTTCATGATATTTTAAATAACTTACTTTTATTACTACTAGTTATTATTTTTTGTCTATCATCTCGCACCCATTTCGCTAAGGCCAGCTTGTAGTCAGCATACTTGTTAGATTTCTTTTTCCCAATCCACACTTCCATATCCAGTTTCTTTTCTTGGACCATCTGAACTGGTACTTCATATTTATCTGCAATTTCTTTTAGAACATCTTCCCCTAAAGACTCAAAAGAAGAATATTGTGACTTCTTTCTTATTATCTTATTATCATTGTTTTCATTATTATTCTTATTGTTTGTGGTTAGTCGTTGGTTAGTCGTTGGTTGATCGTTGGTTAGCTGTTGGTTAGTTGGCTGGTTAGTTGGCTGGTTAGTTGGCTGGTTGCCTAAGTTGTATATACCGTAGTTATTTACTGTTATTACACTGAATCTAGTGGTTGATTCGATGGTTATTTCGTTGGTTGATTTTAGCTTGTTTAGCGAAGTGCGTACGCTTTGTTCTGAGATACCTGTATCGGAAGACAATTGTTTTCTACCCGTAATACATTGCCCCCTCTTGATGGAGCTTCCCTGCCATCTTCCTTCTCTGTGATTAGCAGATATCAATAGATGAATAAATACAGCCTTAGTATTTGTGTCCTTATACCATTCCCAATTTAATATTTTTCTGTGAAGTGATATCCACCCATTATGATCCATTGGCAGCTTTCAAACAAAAAATCCCCGATTGATGAATAAGAGTTGGAACAATCAGACTCAATCGAGGATTTCTTGTTTCAAATTCGGATAAATCATAATCTAACTGTTCCATACATCCATAATACCAACATGTCAACGGTTGTAAATAATCAAAAAGGGCTGACAACTAAGAGCTTTTTAACATATCATAATAACCAGTAACGATCTTTCGCTTTCATCTTTAGCATTTCGTTGAACTCTACATATCCTTTTGCATTGTCTGCCTTGTGGTGACATTCTTGGCACAATAGCATTATATTTTCTGGTATATTTTCACCACCTTTTGATCTTCTATTAAGATGATGGAAATTCAGCCCAAATGTACCACCGCAGTTTTCACAATAAGTTATTTTTAATCTATCCCTATATAGGGGTACTAGCTTTTTGTATTTGTAATGAGTCCACTCGCTTTTCTTTGTTTTTTTATACATTTGTGATGATAATATTCTACACCATCTGACCCAAAACTATCTTTTAAGGTTATTCTTTTATTACAGTATTTACATTTCATATTCTACTTCTCTCTCCCAACTAGGGAAAGTATCCATATACTGGCCGTACTGTTCCATTTGTTTTTGTAAGTATATCTCATAAAGTTCTGTAGCACGTCCTAAGAGCATTTCGTCGTACCATTGATTGTGATAGGGTAACCCTTGCATTAAGAGCAAGTCACGCTCCTGAAACACATTTTTGAATGACCCATTTGATCCATCATAATTCAGAAATGCTTTTGCCATGTCAGGGTGTATACATTCAACGAAATCATCTTCATAGTTCTGTGACACATGTCTGTTGTATTTATTCGTTATATGGTGATATTGGCAAATTGGAATTAAATTTCCTGCTGAATTTATTTGTTCAGATGTCCAACCTAAAACATAAAAGGCATATCCCTTTGGTGCACAATGATGTAAATGAGGCTTATCTGTTAAATGATAGTCTTCTAGTTTATCCTGTCCCACTTTCTGGAACGGCATAGCACAGGCATGGTAGCCTTGATCTCGTTCTTCTTGGGTAAGATACATGGCATCCCACATGTTAATTATAAACTCTCTTTGTTTGCCTGTCGCTTCTAGTCTACAATTCCGCTCTACTCCGAAAGTATCTTCATACGCTTCTTTATAGTTGTGGAAAATAGGCTTCATAAGCATAAAAAACTAAAAGGTAGGGAAGAGGAAAAATTGAGAAACCCCCTCTTTTTTATTTTCTTAAGCTCACCCACCTTTTAATATTCTAATCTAGTGGGGATTATCGTACCTCTTGCGACGCCCAGATAACCCCTAGCATATTATAATACCTTTCGTTCAATAGGTTCTTTAGTCATTATCCTTAACACATAGTTTACAGCCAGTATTGCTATTGCTTGCAAGTCTTTGTCTATTGGTAATTCCACACTAGTTAGTAATTGTGCAATGATACCTAACAATATAATAGTATTTACTACTATTGTTTTTGATTTAGCTAACTTCTTAGCGTAATCTATAGTTTCTTTTAATTCCATTATTCTTTCACCCCCACTTTTTATTAATTATTGCGTTTAATAATATCACTAATCCATCTTTTACAGTTGTTTTACCGATCAAAGACTTGTTTAATTCTTTTAATCTTTCGATTTCTTTGTCTTTATCTATCCCTTGATCTTGAGAGTCAATAAAATCAGCGACTTGCCCTTCGAGCTCCTCGTTTCTTTCTTCGACCTGTTCTATTCTTTCGTTTCTTTGTTTTCCTGTTTCTATTAGTTTTGTTATCTCTATAGACTGGTTCTCTATCTTTGCATCTTTTACCTTTGAGCTATCTTTTAAGACCTTTTTATCTTCCTTAATGGTGTTTATCTGTTTTAAAGCTTTCGATAGTTTAGAAACGACATCATCAACAAATTCAAACAACTGAACCCACGTCATATGTTTCTCGTACCAACTATGTGTTCTCAATTTAAACACATCTTCATATTGTGTTGATATATCTGCATTGATGTCTATAAGGACAACCTTAGCAGGTCTTAACCATCCACTCACATTTTTATAATTATGAGTTTCTATAGTTACTTTCTCTTTCTTACTCCAATTCTGATCCAATGAATTAAAAGTATTTATGTTCCCAATTAAACATATTGCAACGTGTCCAACCCCATTACCTGCATTCTGATCCCACACAATGATATCGCCAGCCAATGGAATAGCCATTGGATCATTATCTATCCAATCAAAATCTTCTTTATCATATTTCGTTTTGAAGTCTTTAGCGTTTGCACCTATTATCTCTGTGTAATCTTTAGTGCCACAATCTAATACTTCATTAATATAAGCATTAACAAGGTCTACACATTGATTGAATGAGTTGCTTCCGTAACTATGGTATTCTACCGAACTTCCTAGATATCTTTTCTTAAATTCTTCTAAAGTCATATTCTTATTATACTAAATTGGCTCAGTAAAAAACATCAAGAATATAATGCCTATAAGTAATAGTATTATGATAGTTGATGATACTAATTCTATTGTCCTAACACTATCCATAGCTTGTATCTTCTCTTCTTCACGAAAGACTTCTTTTAATATCTTCCTTAAATCTGTTAAATCCATCTGTGGAGGAGTTTGCGTATATGTAGCCAGTTGCCCCTCAAAAGTTTTGACCTTTTTAGCCAACTGATCTATAGTCATGATTTCTTCTTCAACCGTAGCTTAAATGCACGTTTTCTCTTTGCACTTGTTATCTTTCTGATTGGTTTCCTCTTCAATTTCGTACTTATTATTTTCCTAGCCATTGTATTATAAATTCAACCAAAACAACCAAACCTGTTACTAATCCTGCAACAGCTGTAAACAATGCCCCGTTTACTCTTCGCCTTAGTTTAGTATTTTCGCAACTCTCTTGTTCTACTAGAATAAGTCTATCTCTAATATTGCCTATGTCTTTGCTATGATCTCTAACATTACTAAGCAAATCTTTCATTTGCCTTTCTAGTCCTTCAACTTTCTCAGTTAATTTAATTAACAAATCTCTTTCGGTGTAGTCTGACATCTTTCGGCTTGGCATAATTATTCATCTTGCAAAACCCCAACAACGTCCTTAAAATCTATGAAGTTATATTCGATCCCTTCAATGAGTATTCTGTTATCTGAATAACGCCTAAAAACTATAGTATCTCCTATTTCCATTTCGATAGGTAGTAATTCACCTTTTTTTGGATTACCAATAGAAACAATATCGCCAATCTGTGGCTTCTGTTCAGCCTCTGCCAACATCAATCCTGACTTAGTCTTTGTATTAGCAGTATTCCTAGTTACTACTGTGTTTTGTGCTGCTACTATTTTCATTATTCGCCCCTTTCAGTAAGCTTTTTTAATCTAAAAACTAACGCATTAACTAAGGTTTGTGACTCACCTTTTTGCTGTTTTACCCCTGCAGCTGCTCCATCAGATGGATTGCCTGCAGCACCTCCAGATGGTTGTGGTGTCCCACTAGTCATACCACCTTGTGCAATCGGATTATCTGGACTCATAGAATTAGCATTATCAGCACCCATACCTGCACTACTAGCACCCATATCAGCACGTCTACGTAACATCTCTCTTTTTTGATCTATTGATAAGCTTTCATCCATAATATTATTATACCTTAATTAAACCAAGTAAAAACCCCTATAACTATTCCGATTGTTATTCCTATAATAATTGCCCCTATCATAATGCTACACTCCCATCTTGAAAAGTAACTCCACTACTAGGCTTCATGCCTTTTTGTTTTTCAATCGCATCAAATGTGTTCTTATACACCTCTAATTTAGTTCTTATCGTCTCGTCGTTATCGAATAATGATGGCTCTAGTGCTTCAGCTAATGCTTCAACCTCTGAATCTGGTGCAGCTGCACCAGTATCTATCCTCAAATACGACTGTGCCACCCTATACAAATGTGCTTTAGCTTGCCTAGCTTTCTGCCCAGCAGCAGTACCAGCTATTAACGCATTGTTATTAGTTTTCATTGCAGCGACAACTGTTTTATCTACTTTCCCACTTTTATCAAAAATCAAATCATTGTAACTTTTAAGCGATTGATTACCCGTTGTACTCAATTGAGACAATACAGCAGTCACCTTTCCTACATTAGAACTCTCTTCTTCTACTACATTTTTTTTCTCATTCTCCAATTCTAAAGCTTTTTGGGATTTCATATAAGCAACAGCCTTTTTGTCACCAGCAGCTAATGCCTTAGATATAGCACTCGACCACTCATCTATAGTATGTCCTGTTATAGTCGTCGGCTTCTGTGTCTCGAATATCTCTGGTGCAGTAGTCTCCATGCTTGATGGTGTATCTGGTTGTACAGGTTCTTGTGTAGGTTCTGTTTGTGGTGCGTTTACCATACTCTGTGCTGTTATCGGGGTAATGCTTTTAGGAATGTTCGACATAGCTGTCTTTGCTACTTCTGGAACCGTTCCACTTGCCCTAAATCCCGATGTCACTTTCGGTGCAATCTTGTTAGAAACTTTTTCAGTCATCTTTCCACCAACCTTTTGCATCACTTTACTAGCTCCCATTTGTACTTGAGGACTCCTGACCGCCTTACCTGTAGTCATAGCAACTACTCCACCTACCCCACCTGCACTAGCAAAACCAGATGCTCCTGCAATAATATCGTGTAAATCTATCCCTTGGTTTGCTACTTTCATTGACGCATCATCAGCATATCTTAATGCTTTAATTGCGATGTTTATATTTTTGTTTAAACCTAGAAAGCTTTCGTTACCCGTTGACTTCAAACCTTTGTCCATCATCCCATTCATTCTCATATAGAGTTTTTCATAAATCCCAGATGACGTTTCGTCAAAGGCTGAACCCATCTTCCATTTACCCATAGCTCCATACTCTTGCTTCAAATGATACAAATCTGTTAGTTTAATAGTCTTCTTTCCTCCAATATCAGCTTTCACATCTTCTAGTATTCTGGCATATAACCCTTTTTTGGCTGTAGGAGCTTTTGCCATATCTTCTTCTAACATAGTGACTAATTCTTTTGAACCAACCTTTAATTTCCCACCACCAGCTTTATTAATCCCATCTACCAATTCTTTAGAACTTTTAGTTAACGTCGCCCTACCAGAATCAGCTATATCTTCAGCTGTGTTTCCTGTAATACCAGCATTATCCATCGCCTTAAATAACTTAGCACCACCATACTTTTTAGCAGGTTTCATGCCGATTGATTTTGCCCTTGCAGATATTCCCAATTTCTCTCCAATATCAACCATCCCTTTGCCTAACTTTTCACCACTAACTTTTGCTAAATTTCTAGCACCCCTAAAGAGTTCACCACCACTTTGAAAAGCAGCACCTGTTGCAGCACCAAGTAACGCACCTGTCATAGCATCTTTTAATGACCCTTCTAATGATAATTCATCTTGATCTTGTGAGAAACCAGCCATTCCACCAGCAGCCGCAGACCTACCTACTGCCGTTGCTATCCTTCCCCCAACCTTTACCGCAGCACCACCACCGCCTGGCACTAAAAATGACGCAGTACCTGCGCCCTTCTTTGCTCCATATAAAACAGCTTTACCAGCCCTCTCTGCAATAGTCCCTTCTCCAAGTTGTTCAACTACTTCTTTTTTCATTAACTTAGGATTTATCTGAGCTATCTTAATCATTTCATCAGCAATAGCCCTCTCTCTAGCAACACTATCATCTGTTCGTGGTTCTTCTCGTATCTTCTCTAATTCTTTATCTAACTTATTGATTCTAACCAGATCAACTGCAGCTTCACCAGTTGCTAATAACAATTTAGGTAACCCAGCAGCTGTTTCATATACATTACTCGCAACATCTTTTACAAAACCACCAACACCACGTGATTGCTTTACAGGTTCACTAAAAGTCGTATTAGTATCTACCTCTTGAGGTAATTGTGCTGATTGCTCTTGTATAGGTTGTCCAGTTGTAATATCAAACTCTACCTTTTTCCCATTTATGATTTTATATGGCATATTTTACCTCCATCTTCCATTAACAACTTTCCAAGTAAACCCGTTCTGGTCTATATGTACAGTGCCTTCTTTAGCTGACATTTGAGGCGGTACTATATTAGCATAACTATTACTATTATCATCAGAAAAATATTGTCCTATCCCTGTTGGATCAAAAGATGACTCAGAGGCATTTTTCTGTGCAGTTAATGAGCGTTCATATGATATCTGTTCTCCTGATGCTTCGCCAATAGCTTTTAATAGTGAATCTGTACTGTTAAAGTTAGACATATCTAATCCAAATCCTAACCCTACTTTCTGTAACTCTCGAGTATATGCACTATCTAATTTCATAAGCTCAAAGGCTTGATTTGTCGCTTGATCGTCTAATTCCCAGCCTCTTTGAAGTTGCGTTAAATACGCAGTAAACTGATTTGATGCGTCTACACCATATGCAGACGTTAATCTCGCGGCCCGATCAACCATACTTGTGTATTGTATTTTTAAAGGTTCCAAAGACATTTGTTGTCCTTGTAAGAACAAAGATACCTTGTTTGCTAAATCAGCACTTGTAGCTGCAATCCCTTGATCTACCCTGCCTAACGCTGTAGAAAATTCACCCAGTCTTTCCAAGAATGGCATTTTCTGAGATGTTTCCATATTCGCACGTTGACCTTCCACAACAAAAGAGTTCTTAGTTGTAGCTGCAATGTTAGGTTTAACTGCTCGGATTGTGTCCTCAAGGTTTCCAATTTGTTCTCTTAATGTGGCTGCTACCTTTTTTTGACCTGGTAATCCTGATGCTTCCTCTAATTGATTGTATACATCCAAAGGCTTCTCCATTGCTCTATAGCCCATTACCAACTGACTTAGAGAATCACTAATGCCAGCTTCTTGCTGTTGTGCAAATCCAGTAACAGACGGTATTCTGCTATAATCAAGTTGTTCAGACATACCACTAGCCCCCCCGCCTTGACTTATATAATCTGGTAAATCTTTCCAACTACCGGTAGCTTTACCGTCTTTATATGATTTATATGCGTCGGAGTCTGATCCTCCGAAGTAACTTTTTAATGAATATTCTGCCATATGTTTATTATACTACTAAGTTAATACCTCCGATACCCACGCTGTGCCATTATACAAATACAATGTATTAGTATCTGTTGCAAAATACGCCCTAACCCCAGTTGTACTATCCGTAGGTCTATTTGCTAATAACCCAAATTTGATAATCACATCTTCTATATGTTTCTGTTTTATCATCTTGGGTAAAATCTGTGATTGGTGTAATAATCTCATGCCCTTGCTGACTACTGGTTTTTCTGTTTTCATACTTGCTCCTCACTTGCAAGTAAATTCTCGACAACCGTAACAGCAGTAACTTTAGGCGATGTTGTAGTTGTTGTATATAAATTCACTCTAACCTGATACTCTTTATGTCTTGCGTTTTTGAGCATTGACCTAAGCTTTGTCTTATCTGCTGTTGATTCAGTTTCTTCTGTTGACCATGTAGCCCCTTGATCTAATTTGTATTGTAATCCAACCGATTCACCAGAGACTAAAGGTAGGAAATCTGCCCGTACTAATTCAGTCAATTTTTCTTTTGATACACGCCCATTATCTATAATAGTGAACTCTATAGAGCCATCACTTACTGGACCATCTGATAAGTCAATGCTATCCAAACCATAAGATACGTTATCTTTCCATCCTACCAATAACTTCTTTTGCACTGGTAATAACATCCCAATCTCAACCCCTGTGCTTTTTGTGGTTTCAGTAGATATATAATAATCGTAGGATAAAGAATCTGGGTAATTCTCATTTAATTTTCCGTAAGAATATATACCTTGTTCAAAATTCGTACTGTCTGTAACACCAGCACCAATCCTCAACAACGTTTGCCATGTGGTCATAGCACCAGGTAATATCTCAATTTGTTTATCTTTTGCTAGTTTAGGTAGTTTCTTAACTTTTACAGACCTGTCACTACCCGCATATTCCAATAAGTCACCTTGATAACCAGCAACAATACTCAACACACCCTGACTACCAACCATTGAATTTATTGCACCTTCTGGCACCTTTATATAAAAATTATACGTGTCCGATATACCATCCCAGAAGAATATATATCCATCGTCATAATCTTCTATACCACTTCCTCGCCATGTACCGATAGCCTTGTATTCTCTCCAGTCAGCAAAACAACGGACTTTAAATGTGGATGGCAAGGTTAATCTATGTGGAGTATAACTAGCCCCATCATAAGTTGCCACATAACGACCATTCCCAATAACTAGAAAGTTAAGCATATTATCGATGGGGTGATAGTCCGAGTCTGTAACCAAAAATTGGTAATAACTTGTAAACTGCCCTTGCTCTAAATCATTAGCACCACCAGCAGTTAATGTAGGGTCACCCGTTGTTGATGTAACAGTTACATGAAAATGATAGGTAGCACCAATAACAGGCGTCCAATTATCAGAAAATATAAATTCATTATCACCTAAAACCAAATCTGCGTTTGTAATTGTTTTGCTTGCCACTGCTCTATTCAATGGGTCATGTACTGTGATCGTCCAATCAGAAGTATCCCCTTTATCTGCTACATTTATTTCAATTGACTTTTGAGGATCTTTAGCAGGAACAAAGGATTGTCTATGTGTCGCAGTTTCGTCTATTGCTACCTGTACAGCATATGTAGCACCAGAAGACGCATCTGTTTGGTCTATATCTCGTCTTGTTGTAGGTGAAGCAAATGGCACATCTACGGTATTATATGTTGGTGTGTTACGTATAGTTAGATTGTTAGCATTAGCCGTTTCGTCGGAGGCACTACTATCTAATTGATAATATGCTTGTAAATTAGCCGCTGCAGCTGCTATTTCTGCATCTTTATTCGCTAGTATCTCACCAGCTGTTCTGATATCATTCCATACCCTAACTTCATCAACTTTACCATCTAAAAAACTTCTAGTTGCACTAGCTCCATCATAATCAGCTGCTATCGCAAACAAAGCTGTACTATCATATATGGCGGTTTTGGTGCCGACCATAGTGTTAATTAATGAACCATCAACATACAAATAAGCAGTTGCAACAGACGCATCCCATGCTACCGCAAAGTGTCGCCAAGTATCTACAGCAAATCCGACAACCTCCGAACCTAAATATTCGTTAGCCGTACCATCATCAGACACATAAAACCTAAGATAATACACAACATTATCAGTTAAGGTATTATCCTGAATAGCATTTATCGTCGGAGATGTTGTCCCAGTATACGAGGTTATGTAGTCTAGGTGTATTCTACCTACACTTCCATTACCACCATTTCTGCCACCATAACAGTTAGTGGAACCACTACCAGCACTAGCTGTTATTAATCCACTACCCAACGTAGCTATTTGAGATTTAATTAAAATAGAACCACCTGCACCACCACCACCACCGAAATGTTGACCACTACCGCCTGCAGCACTAGACCCAGATGCACTTACAGTTCCTGTTACTGTCGTTGCAGCAGATGCTACAAAAATTATGCCTCCGCTATTAGCACCTGCCAATCCATTATGGTCATCGGCACTACCACACATACCAGCACCACCTGCACCGCCAAAGGTCATCGTCGTTAACGCAGCATTACCAGAAGCGTCACCACCATATCCACCGATTTGTGAAGAATCACGACCATAACCTCGATCACCAGCACTAGCATTTCCACCGCCACCACCTCCGTTTGCATTTTCTTCTTGACCACCACCTCCACCATTCCCATTATTAGCAATCTGCTTAGTCAAAGCATCACCAACAGTACCTTCTCCCCTATATCCATAACCAGTAGTATTACCAACCGTTGCAGCTCCACCTCTAAATCCTGTGCCACTAGCGGTTATATTCCCTGTCACCACAATCGCCGTACCTGCCAAGAACGCTAGAATACCCCCAACTGTTCCATTCCAAGCTTTAGCAGTATATGTTTTAGTCGAATTAATAGTTACTGTTGAATATTGTTTTAAAACCCTTACTTGTGCTGCATTGGCACTGCCTGTTGCGTATGTCGCATTTAAACTATTCTGTAAAGTTATAGTCCCTGCTGTATATCCATCTATAGTATTTATCTGCCAAGTACCTGCCCCCGTACCTCTGGTTTGATGTATTAATACTCTTTGTCCTGCTGCAAAACTAGCGTTAGTAGCCGTCAAAGCCTTTGTGTTAACAGTACCAACCGCACTAGAATCAATTGGTGCTTCAGTAGTATCAGCCGCAATTGTCAATGCTCCGTCAGATTCATTACCAAAATATCCAGATACACAAGCGATAACCATCTTATAAGACCTTTCGTCGCTGTTTTCGTCCCATTTACTACAAACCACCATCTCATTGCCAACTGTAGGTAAACTCTCAAATTTTGCATAAGCTTCTAAAGAAATATCCCCTGTAATTGATAACGATGCAGAGTCAGCCGCATCAGCCGACATTGAAGAAGATGCTTCAAAATCCATTGATGCAGTATTTAAAGGGATACCGCCTTCCGATCCTAGAAAGTCATCAACAAATATAGGAGTTCCACTAACACGCCCATACCTACCGATAACTTTGTCACTTGTGTAATATAAATAGTCATCTTCACCGTAATATTTTAATCCGTTACCATGAGAAGATGGTGTAGCTTGTAATAACGAAACTGACCCTGCAAGTGTCCTTTTGTATACATTACCAGAATCACCTGCTAAATAAATATTATCTCCAACGCGTTCTCCCCATTTAACTAAGTCCGTTATAACTCCACCAGATTCTTTAACTGGCTTAGGTAACAGAACCCACTTTCTGGGGTCTGACCGATAATCAATCCTACGTATAAAAGCTACGCTATTAGGCTGTGCTTCTTTGTCGTAATCAGCTATACCATAAACTATTCTATTGAATTCTTGTGGTGTACTAGCCATTAAGTCATGCTTCTAGGCGGATAATTAGAATTCGATTTTCTTAAACCTCGTTTATATCCACCAAATATATACTTCGAAGAGTATCTATTATGATATGTGCTTTTAGCCATCTTCATGTCAGCATCATATAAAAACTTATAATTATTACCTTTTTTCGTATCCTGTTTAAATCCCTGATAGTAATTCATGGCCGCATATAGAGCGGGTATATGATGTGTGGATGCTGGCGTTCTTGGCATTTCACCAATTGTATAAGAACTTGTCCCAGCTGCGATTGAAAGTCCTTGATAATTCTTGTCTAATATAATCGCTGTTGTACTAGATACAGTTAATATTTTGATCCATACCCCATCATCATCTATTTTAAAATATCGCCCTTGCATCGCTGTAGTCCATGTCGTTCCACTACCAACAACTGCCGCCGAACCATTTGCCAACGTCGTAATTGTCCCAATGTCATAGTCACTATATTGCAAAGTATCTCCGCCTGCTTCATACCTGAGCGTTATTAAATATCCAGCCGTTTCCATAGCAGGATAAACTTCAAAGCTATCACGCCTAATAAATATGTGAGTTGGTGCATCAGAATAAGTACCTATCATACTAGCCTTTAGTTTTTGCCATAAATCTTCATCATAGACTTGGTCTAAGTTATATTGAGTTGTGCCTACTGTCACATAAGCGTGTTTAAGCCGAACTAAATCAGAGGGTGTATTATATGTGCCTGTACTCGCTACTGATGTAACGTTAGACGTCTCTTCTGTATAAAAGCTACCTAGTTCGGTTTCTAGTAATCTTTGTCCAATATTAATATTACGTTTTAGAAAAGTTAGTGCACCACTACTATCATCTTGTACTAACTCTTGGGCTTGGGTGTATATATCCTGAAAACTTAACATACTACAATTATACTCTAATAAGAGTTATTGTTTAATACTGTTTTTATTTTACTTAGTTACAAGCGAGGGTTTGGGTTTTTCTGTATGTTCGTAGTTGTCCTTTGCATCAATAAGCGCCACTAAAGGTACAACGGCATCTCTACCATATTGGAGAGATCCTGCAACGTCAATCTTATATTTATAACTTAAATCTTTCATTTCTTTTAAAAAGCCGTCACGACGTTTAAAAAAATCCTTTTCTTTCTCTTTCTTTTTACTACTCATCAATTTGCTCCTGTACTAATTCATCTAATGACTTTGAATGTATATCTTTGTATTTTTTAGACTCGACGACGCTAGTTCTTGACCCTTTTCCACCACTAATTAGCCCAGATTTTTCTTTGCGTATATTTGTTTTTGTTTTAATCGGCGAGATGTAATCAAGACCTCCACCTTCTGATTTAGGTATTTTCTTCCATAATTCATACGCTTTAGTCATGGATGTTTGGCCATAAGTAGCCCCAATTGTAGATATTTGACCATCTACGGATTTACCTTCTGGAGTATTAAGTTCTGGTACAAATCCTTTCTTTGCTAATTTTGTATACTGTTTATCATATTCGCTGTTAATACTTTCTAACTCTTTACGATCTGCAACTGTCATAGAGTCAATCTCATTCTTAATATCACTAGCAGTATTTTTTACTAAATATTCTCTAACAACAGGATTACCTAATAATGATCTTGTGTAATCATTCCAGTCTTTAGGCTTCCATTCATCCGAAAAGAATTTCAACTCTTCCTCTTCCTCTTTTTGTTCCACTTTAGCACGCTCTTCAGCTATAGCCGTTTCGTATTCTTCCTGCGTTTCAAATGACTTAAATGGCTCCTCTTCCTCTTCTTCTTCAATATTTTCCTCTTCTTCTTCCCCTCCCTCCTCTATTTCAGATGTTTTAATATCCATTGTAATCTCACCCTCTTCATCAACTGAAAGCTTTTCAGTTGTTTCCTTATTATTTTTGTCATCCATTGATTACTCCATTCCTAACTCTTTATATAACTCTGCATCTGTCATTTTGTCATAAACCTGTTGGACAGTTGAGCCTTTATTCTCGCCTTTATCTATAATAGTATCTAAATTCATTTTCATAGTAACCTTTGCATAACTTATCATTTCCTCCCTATTAGGTATCCCCTCAGATTCTTCTAACCCATCAAATTTATCTTCTTTTTCTTTTTTAACCTCTGTCACTGAAGTTTCCCGTTCTTTTAATGACGCCTTGTTTTTTTTTAATAATCTGTCAATATCAGAGGGTTTATTCATGTCAGCAACGATATCAGCATCCGTCGGCACTTTAGGCTGTTCATAGCCCTGCTCTGCTATCAGTATTTTTGAAACTATTTCATCTCTTTTAGCTTCGTTCGTCAACGTTTTACCCTCTGGATCTTCTTTTTGTAAAATCTTATCTACCAAATGTTTAATGGCTAGTTGAGCCATAAACTTAGGGAATTTTCTGGTTTCACCAGCAGGTATTATATATTTCTGCTTATCAACTGAAAATACAAATTCTTCATCGTCTATATTCTTTAAAGTTACTATGTTGTAAATATCTACATCTTCCATTATTTTTTGCCTTTCTTTTTAACTGTTTTTTCAGGGATAACATTAACTATCACAATAGATGGCGTTATACCATTTGATGTTACTGCTACTTGTGCTTTTAATTGATATTGATATTTCGTAAGCAATGATTCTAGTTCTTGAGTGAATTGTTGCAACTTTGGGTCTTGTTTCGTTTGGGTATCTTGAATCTCTTTTGACATGACGAAATTATAATCCCACATGACATCTGTGTCAATGGGTCTAACGTGGAAACGCAATTATACCTGTCCCAATAATATCTTTTACAATAGTTGGAATTGTATAGGTAATGGTTAATTTAGGGTCTTTAGTTGTCCCAGTATTATTAGCTGTATATACATTTCCTGATATCTGATTCTGCCAAGTCGGAGTAGAATTACTAACATCTCTTGAGTTTAATAATGCAAGCTTAGTCCAACCGGTTTTGCTTATCCATCCTCTACCAGTAGCATCTAGTGTTATATCTCTATATCCCGCACTCGTTCCAACTGAACTATATGCTAATGAACCACCGCTAGTAAAAGATACACTATCAAAATCTCCTGTAGCAAGACTTTCTGGATCAGCTTGAGTTGTATTACAAACATTCCATGAACAAGCATCTGTATTGTAAATGGTAATAGATCCATCTATGTATATAGAAAAAGTCGCAGCAGTTATAACGGCAGAATCATCTAGGCCAGATGAATCAAATGGAAAAAATCCCCTACCGACATAATATTCACTATTATAATACGTCGCTCTACCTACAGAGTGATCATCTATATATCCACGTGAATCATCATAAACAGTACCAGTACTAGCACCATGAGCTGTACTCCAACTAGATGTTCTCGCTTCTAAGCGTCCATCGCCACCAGTATCAGAATAAACAATTAATGTAGCCATTATTTAATATCAACAATATGACTATATATAATTTCTTTTAATGCTTCTTCTGGATTTCTCTTAATTGTCTTTTTATCTTTTCGTAAGTATATAGGCGGATTTTTTATATAGACAGGATTGTCTATAAATACTTCTCGTCCCTTTGGATTTGTTGCCTCTATCATTAACTTTAATAGCTTATCTTCTATACACGGTGTATCTATAAGCCCAATAATATAGCCTCCCATCTTAAATTTGCTATTTGAAAGTTTGAGCTTCCGATATATTTCTAAATTATTTGTCATTTATAAACCGCTCCTTTCCCCTGATACAGTACGAGATGCCAAAGTTCTTGTCCCTGATACAGTCCTCGTGCTAGATATTAAGGCTCTCCTACCATCTCCATATACATAAAAACAGTTATCGTAAATATTCATGGCACTCCAACCACCCATATAATCACATAGATTACCCGAGTGTGTAGAACAGGAACTATCCAGACCTATTATAATTTCATTGTCTACCGCATATTCTGGCGGCAAAAATGTAACAACATAGTAAGTACCGCTATCCAAAACAATTCTATTAGCACCCGAAAAAGTAAAAGTCACCAATTCATATCCAGAAGCTATCCCAGAAACATCAACATTGTCCGAAACGGCTAGTGCCGCCCCAGTAGGTACGCTAGAAATTCCATATGTTCCAGAATGAGCATATATTTTAGCAACAGCATTTCCAGTGGGTGAACCAATCTTTAAGAGGTAAAATTTAGCACTACTCAAGACAGAACCATCACCAGTAAAAGACTGTCCTACCTCTATTATCTCTGAACCGTCAATATTATAATTACTTTCACTGTAGCTATCAATAATATATGACATCTGTATCCTTACTTAAACTATACAAATATTCTGCGCACTTCTTGTATCTACTAGGTATTTCCCTCTTATCATGAGCAATTATACCACTACCTTTAAATCTATTATTATAGTTATCTCTAAAATGATGATGTTTCAGCCTATCAAGATGTATATACTTTTGATCCATCTTTTTAGCACCAACATCATGCAACATCTTATTCCTTTTATATAGCAAATCCGATGGCCATTCACCCATGTAGTAAGCACCTTCTTTTTTAAAGATTTTAGTAAAATGTTTTTTCCATAAACCCTCATATACATTACTTCCTACTATCTCAAATGGATTAAATGAGTAAGCATCCTCATCGCCTAATAAAGTGATAGCCTCTCTTAAATCATCTGTGGGCCAGTAGTCATCATCATCTAAAAACAAAATCCAATCTGAATCAGAAGCATCTAGTTGTTTTTGTCTCATCTTGGTTAGCAATCCAACGTCAGATACATCTTCGTAATCAATAACTACCTTTTGGGGGTATTTATTTTGTAATCCTTTTATTATATCTAAAGTTCCGTCTGTAGATTTTTTTGATAACGATATCAAACACTTATCCATAAAAGGTATGACTTGTTCTATAACTATCCCTATAAATGGAGTTCCGTTTTTTACTATCGTGTTTGAAATTATACCCATGTTATACGCTCACTATCGCATAAGACAACCACCCATCTATAGTCGCAGTTATTACATTTACATCTACTTCTAGGTCTTTATCTGTTCCTAACTTCCATATAGGCATTGCAAAATTACCTGAAACGGGAACAGCCATACCAGAATTAGCAGCAAAATGCATAATTCCAGAAATAGCAGTATCATCTTCATCCTGAAAAGATACTGTCCCAGCAGCAGAACACGTAAAACCAAACCCATATACCCAGATTTGTTTACTAGCTGCACTCGAAACTAATACTTGGTTATCAGCCGCATCTAAATTTATCGCAACTTGTGTATAAGAATCTATTACTGGCACTCCTGGCCCATTAATCGAATCATTATCTATACTTGTAATATCTACATCTCCGATATCTACCCCGTTATTAGCTGC